TCCCCATCCTATGAAACTACAAGTATTAGACAAGGGTTCGGTAGAGTTGCTGAACCACACAGAGGGTGGAGATCTTCTGGTAGTCAACGCAGCCCGATGCTCTTTCGACAAAGAACATAAAGAATTCGATGAAGACAAAGATAAAAAGCTTATCAACTACTTGGCAAGAGAGCGACACGATCTCCCGTTTCGTCATCCTTCTGCTACTCTACGTCTTGTTGCTCCTATTTTCGTGCTTCGCCAACTGGGCAAGCATCAAGTTGGTTTCTCTTGGAGTGAGGTATCTAGACGTTATATCACCGGAGAGCCAGAGTTTCATGAGCCCCCCATCTGGAGGGAGAAGGCTGATAATGTGAAGCAGGGAAGCTCTGATACCATGCATCCTAATAGCTCAGGTATGCTTTCTAGAAATAAGTTTGTAAACTCTAATGCTTTGGCAGTGTATAACGACATGCTTAAAGCTGGAGTTGCGCCTGAGCAAGCTAGAATGGTTCTTCCTCAGTCTATGTTCACAACCACTGTAACCACGGGGACGTTGCTGGGCTGGCACCATATGTGGAAACTAAGGACTGAGAAGCACACTCAACTAGAGGCACAGAAGTATGCCAGGGCTATCGGCAATATCATGAAGATTATCTTCCCGTACAGTTGGGAGGCACTATGCCTACGCTAGTGATTGGGGATCTGCACTTCAACCATACTCCCAGAGGTATGATGGAGGCGCAGCTAGAAACTGTTAAGAAGATTGTAGAGCGGGGCATTGTGAAGCACCGATGTGATTCTGTAATTTTCCTGGGGGATCTGATGATGCACCGTTCCCCCCGCCCTCCTGTGATGCTATCCCTTAAGTATTTAATGGACTGGATCACCGAGGAAAAAGGTCTGCATGTTTATATTCTAAGAGGAAACCATGACAGCTATAATAAATCAGACGATGGGGTTACCTCGTTGTCTCTCCTTGAAAATGATAAGGTAACAGTATACACACAAACATATTACGATGAGCAGAATAATTGGACGTTCATTCCCCACTACGAAGATGAGTCGAGGATTGAACATGATTTGGGTGCTGCCAATCCAGGTAGTTTTGTCTTTGGTCATTTTGGTTACGTCGGTTCTCTTAACTCTGCTGGTGACGCCGACTTTGGCCTTCAACTGGATGCTTTCAAAAACCGTACTATACTTGGGCACATTCACAAGCATACAGAAGACGGACAAGTTACAGTCCTGGGAACACCTTACTCAACAAACTTTGGAGAAGCTGGAAAAGATTGCTATTACGGAGTTATCACAAAGAAAGGATTCAAGAAATACCCAATAGACTTTGGCGTGCGCCATTTGGTAATTGATTATGAGACCGTTAAAAACAACATCGACTGGATTAACCAAGAGGACTGGTTTACGCTGCTGCGGGTTACTATTAACTCTCTGGAGGAGGATTCGAATGTCGCTTGGACATGTGACGGCCTCAATGTGGACTTTCTGGAGATAAAGTATGTTCCTCTCCTAGATGATCGTGATGTCTTCGATCCTCAGCCAGGGGTGATATCACTACAGGTCAACGACGATCTGATTGAGCAGTATCTTAACGCTAGTAACACAAAAATAAACAAAGACGTTCTTCTCGAAGGGCTAAAGCTTATCCATGAAAATCAAAAGAATAGAGATCAGTAATTTCTACTCTATCAAAAATATAGAGTTCGATATTGGTGGTCTCGGTGAAGGGATCGTCATGATCGAGGGGAAGAACAAGGACACCAAGGGGTCCAACGGCTCTGGCAAGAGTGCTATGATTGAGGCTCTTGTTTGGGGCCTTTTTGGTAGGACCATTCGTAAGTCTACGGAGGAGGCTCTCGTCAACAACAGGACGAGGAAGAACTGTGTTGTTCGTATTGAGGTCAACGATCTTGTAATCGAGCGAGGCAAGCGCCCTACGTTCCTTCGCCTGTACAAGAACGGTGAAGAGATTACCACGGACAACGCAACCAATACCCAGACGTTGATTGATGAGCTACTGAACACAAATTATAAAGTGTTTCTTGCATCTACAATCTTTGGTCAGCAGAATAACATTGAGTTCCTGACAGCCACTCCTGATGATAAGAGAACTATCATCAAGAACTTCCTTAACCTGGATGACCTATTTGCTTTGCGAGATTCTGTGAAGTACCTCAAGTCAGAATATAACCAGGGAGCGAAGAGGCTGACAGCGATTCTAGAAGAGCACCAAAGTGCGGTGGATACTTATGATGCAGAGATTAATGGGGCTAAAAGATTGCTTGAAGAAATTGATCCAGAGCTTATGGACAAGTGCAGAGATCTTACACTTGCGGAAGTGGTAGCTGTAAACGAGCACAATCAACGCATCGACTGGGAGATAAAGGATGCCGTGCGAACGCTCAAAGGCGAGCAGAAGCGAGCACAGGACTTCCTAGCGAATGCTAGGGCGAAGACCTGTAGATCATGCGGGCAGAAGGTCAAGGAGGCTATGGATGAAGGCTCTCTAGCCGACAAAATGGCGGCATTCGATGCTGAGATTGAAAGTATTCAGCGAGATTTAAAAGAGCTAAACGAAAGCTACAAGGAGGTGGTGGTTGATCCCAAGGACTACAGCCTAGTAACTGAGTACAAATCTATTGAAGATAAGATCCGATTCCTTGAGGGTCAGAAGGAGCAGACTCTGGAGAAGCTACAGAATGTTTACGACGAGCGCGGTGATTACAATACCAACTACGAGATCATGAAGTTCTGGGAGAAAGCATTCTCAGAGAACGGCGTGGTAAAATTTGTTATCAGAAATGTCCTTGAGTATTTCAATGCCAAGGTTAACTTCTACCTGTCACACCTTTCCCAAGGTAAGTTCTTTATTGAGTTCGATGAATCTCTGTCTGAGACCATCACCCACAAGAACCATACCATTCACTACATCTCTCTATCTGGAGGAGAAAAGAAGAAGATCAGCCTAGCTGTGATGCTGGGTCTACAGAGTCTACTGAAGATCTCGAACACCGAAGACGTTAATATTATGTTTTTCGATGAAATCGCTGAATCTTTGGATGCAGAAGGCATGGAAGGACTCTACATACTACTCTCAGAACTAAAGAAGTCTAAGACTTTGTATGTAATTACTCACAATAATTACCTCAAATCTTTAATGGACAATGCGAAGACCGTGACTATGATAAAGTCCAACGGAACATCTAAACTATCTATAGGAAAATAATTATGGCAAATGCAAACCTCGACCCTCTCGGTCAATCAATTTTTGAATCTCGATACGCCTACCCAGGCGAAACTAAATGGGCTGAAAGAGCCAAGGTCATCGCAAAGACTATCGCGTCAGCAGAGCTAGACGAGGATAAGGAGCGCGTAGAGAAAGCTTTCTATGATGCTATCGGTTCTGGGGATCTGATCCCTGGTGGACGCATCATCTTCGGAGCGGGCCGTAACCGTGGTCGTCACAACCTACTTAACTGCTACGTCATCATCCCTGAGGACAACGTAGACTCCATCGGTAAGACGGTGCAGGATATGTATCGTATCTCCTGTGCTGGTGGTGGCGTCGGCTTCAACGTGTCCAAGCTTCGTCCTAAGGGCGACAACATCGGCAGCGTAGCTAACTCGGCTCCTGGTGCGGTGTCTGTCCTTAAGATGATCAATGAGGTTGGTGAGCACGTTCGCGCTGGTAAAAACCGACGTACTGCGCTCATGGGTATCCTCAACGTCACTCACCCAGACCTCCTTGAGTTCCTCTCTGTTAAGCTCGATCAAGGTCAGCTAAACAACTTCAACATCTCCGTTGCTATCACCAACCGATTCCTTGAGGCTGTAGAGCTTGGTGAGGACTGGTACTTCAGCTTTAACAACAAGGAGTATCACCTCTACGATGTCGTCCGCAGCAGCGATGCTGAGGTTCTTCGTATCATCGGCCTAGATGAAGAGGACGCTCTCGCTAGAGCGGAGAACTTCCACAAGGTTGCTTGGACTGATACCTTCGAGATGCAAGGGCAGAGGGATATGAAGGCGCGTGAGCTTTGGGATCGCATCTGGAAAAACTCTGTAGAGTCTGGTGATCCTGGTATCTATAACATTGATTTAGCTAACAGCTACACCAACGTATCGTACTTTGAGGATCTTGACAGTACGAACCCCTGCGGTGAGATTTCTCTACCTTCTTACGGTAACTGCTGCCTAGGTAACATTAACCTGGACAACATGGTTCTTGAGGATGGTTCAGATATTGACTGGAAGCGTTTCGCTAGGACAGTTCGTACGGGCGTTCGATTCCTTGACAACGTGCTTACGGTAAACACATTCCCGACCGAGGAGTGCAAGACCGTTGCAGAGCGTTCGCGTCGAGTTGGTCTTGGTGTAACGGGTCTTCACTACATGCTTATCCGTCTTGGCCTACGCTATGGTTCTGAGAAGTGCCTTGAGTTCCTTGAGCGCCTATTTAGTACCATGCGTGATGAGGCATACAAGATGTCGGTGTACCTCGCTAGAGACAAGGCTCCGTTCCCTGAGTTTGATTACAAGAAGTATCTTGACGAGGAGTTCGCTAAGACTCTCCCCGCTCGTATCCGAATGCTAATCAAGAAGCACGGTGTCCGTAATGCAGTCATGCTTACGATTCCACCCTGTGGCACTACGTCCATGCTTTTCGGTCTTTCTAGTGGCATTGAACCAATCTTCTCTGCTATGTATAATAGGCGCTACCGTCAGGCTAACGTCTGGAAGGAGTCTCTTGTCGTCGATCCACTTTTCCAAGAGTATTTCGAGAAAGGCAAAGACCTCTCCCCGTTCGTTGGTGCTTATGACGTAGCACCTGAGGACCACATCAAGGTCCAAGCTACTATTCAAAAGTATATTGATTCTTGTATCTCCAAGACAATTAACCTTCCTGCGGAGGCAACTCCTGAGCAGTTCTCACAGGCGGCTCTAGACTTCTCTCCTTACCTGAAGGGTCTTACTGTCTACAGAGCAGGGTCAAAGGGTAACGAACCGCTACAAGCTATTCCACTAACGGAGGAAAACATTGGAAAATACATGTCAAAGCCAGAACCCGTCGAAGCCTCAGTGCAGTCACCCGATGTCTGCTCCCTCGCAGGAGGAGACTGCACAGCCTGAGTTGGAGCCCCTTCCGAGGGACGACGACCCATACTGGGAAGACTGATGGCAATATTTGAATGGATATGCCAGGACTGCAATATCTACTGGGAGAGAGATCTCCCGGTAGGTAAAGCTCCTGATAGGACTAGGTGTCCGAAATGCAATAAGCTTTCGGAAAGATACTACGCTAATCAGAACCTTCAGCATAGCTGGGGTGAAGATAGAGATTTTCATACCGTAAGGCAAAGGTTTAAAAAACATGCGGAGAAGGGATGGGACAAAACTTCTGCTGACCGCTGGTTGACTGGAAGTATTCAGACAAGTAAAGACGCTATGAATAATGAAGACTTTCGTTATAAACCTGCTGTGTTTGATTTCGATGCTTTAGCCAGGGACGGACATGTAAAAAAGCTTTCTGACAAAGAGACCTCAGAAAAGGTGGAAAGAGCAAAAAATCTTACTCAGGAAGCCTATGATACAGCTAACGAAAAAGGCTTCAAAGATATTGGAAGCACTAAACTAGACATCACAAAACCACAGAAGCAACAATAGTAAAAATGGCTTACGATTTCTCTGACAACATTCAGCGTGGAATCCTCTACTTTCTCAAGTCTAACAAGGACTTCTACCTGCAAATCGTCAACCTCGTAAAGCCGGAACACTTTGAGTATCCG